ATGGGCCAGGCCAATTTTGCTTACAGCACCGCCGCCAACGATGCGGCCGGACTGCCGCTCAGCCTGTCGGTCTTCGCCGATCGGCCGCATGTGCTGGGCCAGTTGCGCGACGATGCTGTGGCGGCGGGGTTCCGGATTGCCGATGCCGGCGCGCTGGTCAGCCTGCTGGAAGGGGAGGCGCGGCCGCTGGGCGAGCTGGTGCTGATCGATTGCCCCGCGCCCGATGCAGCGACCCTGGCCGCGCTGACCCGGCTGGACCTGCGCGCCGCGCACAGCGGCACCCAGCTGATCGTCTCGACCTCGGTCGACGCACTGGACGATGTATTCGGCTGTCTTGACCAGTCGAACCCGCAACTGCTGATCGATCCCAGTCGCGCCGACCGGGTGATCGCGCTGGGCCGGGCGATGGCCGGGGCGGCGCAGCTCAGGGTGCGCGAGCTGTCGGAGGAAGACCGGCTGGTGCTGTTGCGGTTGACCGAACAGGTCGGCCAGATCGCCCAGCGGCTCGACCGGCTCGAAAGCCCGCTGCGCGATCTGGGCCAGGCCGATGGCGACAGTGCGTTCCGGTTCGAAAGCCCGCGCCCGGCCTTTGCCAGCGCCGAGGCAGAGGATGGCAGCGCGCGGCTGATCCGGGCCAGCCGCCCGCCGCTGCCCGATCCGCGGCTGGTGCGGCGGATCATCCGCCAGCGGCAATTGCGCGCGCGGTTCTTCGATGGCGATCTGTTTGCCGATCCGGCCTGGGACATGCTGCTCGATCTGACCGCAGCGCGGGCTGAACACACCCGCGTTTCGGTCACGTCCTTGTGCATCGCCAGCGGGGTTCCGCCCACCACCGCGCTGCGCTGGATCGGGCAGATGAGCGATGCCGGGCTGCTCGAACGGGTCGAGGACGAAACCGATCGCCGCCGCGCCTTCATTGCGCTGACCGACAAGGCGGCCGACGGCATGGCCCGCTATTTCGCCGAACTGGGCAGCCAGGCCGCACGGCTGGTTTGACACTTTCCTCGCCCGCGAACTTCGGCTAGGGGCGCTGCTCTTGACCAAGGTCAGGGCGCTTAGCTCAGTTGGTAGAGCATCTCGTTTACACGGGGAAGTTTTGCCTTCATATGACATTGAAATATCATCCTATTTTCTATTCTTCGGTAAAACTTCGGGATTATTTCGGGGGTTTTGCCACAATTCGGCCTCTGTCCAGCCCGTTTCAAGTATCGCAGACATGATCTTTGACATGGCATTTGGGGGTAGTTTGAACCATTCGCCGGCCACGCGGTGTGCGGCAAGTTCGCGGTGCCACCATTGTTCGTCATGGATGGTGCCTGGAACGGTTCCGATCAGCCGGATCTTTGGATTTGCAGTTCGCAGCAGGCGAAATCTGCGATCAAGGTTTGTGCTGAAACCGATCTTCACCAGGCCGCCGCGTCCGCCTTCGAGAAAATACACGTCGCCCATGCGATTGGAACGGTAGTCAAGGATTGTGCCGTCAGGCCCAGTGCGAAACCTAGCCATGGTGTTTCCCCTTCATGGTGTGGTCTGCGCTGACAGGGCGGGACTCGCTGGCTTCGAGGGCGTTTCTGACGTCATCGAGCAGCACATGGGCATAGCGCAGGGTGGTGCGGATATGCTTGTGCGCCAGAGCTTTTTGGGTGGCGGCAAGGTTCTGGGTGGCGCGCAGGATGCGGGTGCCGCGGGTGTGGCGCAGGTCGTGGATCCGGAAGTCCTTGAGCTTCGCCTTTGTGCGGGCTTCCTGGAACCGGTCGCGCAGGACGGTGGCGGTCAGTGGATAGCGTTGGCCCTTGCGGCGCTTGGCGCGGCTTTGGCGGCACAGGTAGGTGAAGACCTGGGGGCACTTGCGGGGCTGGTTGGCCAGCAGCACGACCATTTCGGTGGTCAGCGCGCGGGTGACGGTGTTGCCGCCCTTGATCCGGGTTCTGGCGGTGCGGCCGGGCAGATCGAGGTCTGACCAGCGCAGGCCCAGCACTTCGCCGCGCCGCCACCCGCTGAGCAGCAGAAAGCGCATGGCATCGCGCACGTCGGGATCGAGCGCGGCGAACAGCGCCGCTTCCTCACCGCCGGCCTGATCGAGCTCGCGCGGGGGCTTGTCGGCGACCCTGAGCCGCAGTGCGCGCCAGTCCGGCATTTCGCCCACGTCAAAGCGGGTGCGATCGGCGTGGCGCCACAGCGCGCGGGCGTTTTCGACTTCGCGGTTGACGGTGGCATTGCTGCGGCCGTTCCGCCGGCGGGCGAAATAGACCTGCAGATCGCGCTGGGTGACGTCAGTCAGGTGGCGGCGCGGGCCCAGCCCCTTGACCAGCGCGGCCAGCATATAGCGGATGGTGGGCCAGCTGGGCAGCGTTTCGGCGTGTTCGGTATAGAGCCCGGCGGCCAGATCGACAGTAATCGGCGGGCGGCCCTGGCTGGGCAGCGCGGCGGCCACGCGCTGGCGGCGTTCGAATTCCTGGGCCTCGCGCTTGCTGGTGCACTTGGTCGAGCCGTGAAAACGCTGCCCCCGGAACTGGAATTCGAAATGGTAGTAGGGCGAACCCTTGTGGCGATAGACCGTCATGACGGTCAGCCTATCCGGCGCGCTGGGTGAAGGGGACGATCACGCGCCCCCCATTTGCAGCGCCGGTGCGGCCATTGGCTTTGCCCGATCGGCGCGGGGCGGGGCTGGCGGTGCATGGCGACTCCTGCTGGCGGGCGCGGTCGATGAACGCTTCGAGGTCGGCCAGGGTGTACCGGATCGCCTTGCCGATCAAGATATAGCTGAGCCTGCCCTGCTGGCGCGCGGTGCGCAAGGTGCGCTGGCACAGGCTGAGCTGCGCCGCGGCCTGGGCTTCGGTCAGCAGGAGGGGCTGGGATTTGGTCATGTGCGCGCCGGCCGGTAGCTTTCGGGATTGTCGCAATGGCGATGTTCAACCCAGGTCATGGTGCCGTCAGTGACGTGCTTCCATTTGTGATGGACCAGCACCGGATCGCCGCAGCTGCGGCAAATCCGGTCTGGCACGCGCTTGACCTTCGGCTTCGGCATGCGCTGCTGGCAATGGGGGCAGCGTTCGGGGGTCATCCCGCTGCGCTTTCGTGTTCGCGCTGGGCCGCCAATCCCTTGTCGGTCAGCCACCAGGTGGAGCCCATCGGCGCGCCGGAATCGCTATCGAACACCGGGCCGTGGGTGACCCAGCCATAGCTATCGAAGGTGCGGATGATCTGGCGGACCTGTTCGACCGGCAGGTCGGCTTCGCGGGCAAGGGTGCGGACGTAAGGGCGTGAGTCGCTGTCATGGCCGTGCATGGCCAGCAGGACTTCGCGCTGAGCGGGGGATAGTTCAGGGTGGGTCATGCCCGACCCCTGTGCTGACGCAAGGCTTCGTCGGCGAATTGGCCGCAGCCCTTTACGTAGCTGGGAAAGTCATTCCAGCGCTTATTGCCCGTTTGCCAATTTTCGCCCAGCGTTCCTTGAAGCGCCGCGCAAAACACCGCGCGCCAGAAAGCATTTTCGGCCGACACGCGATCGGCGGCCCGATCCGCAAGCTCCAAACGGCGCTGTCCAGCAGCATATCCCTTTGCATAAGCCTTTTCGACTTCGGTGGTCATGCGGCTTTCCTTTCTTCAGGGGCCATGGCGGGCAATCCCGCGGCCCGGCTCAGGTGGCGGGCGAGGGTGAGCAGGTTGCGGGCGCGATCGAGGGCTTTGCCGGGAGCGAAAACAGGCCCCACCCCTAGCGCCTCCCCTGAAGAGGCGGGGGATTGTTCAGCTTCGGCCTTCGCAACGGCGCGCTGGGTATAGCTGCGCAGTTCGAGCGCGATTGTGTGGCGCCAGGCGTCGATCGGGGTGCCGGGCGGGGCGTAGTCGGTCCACAGCGGGGCTTGCGGTTGCCGCCCTTCGACAGGCTCAGGGTGAGCGGAAATTGTGGAGTACATCGCCAGTTCGTCGGGCAGCACCGCGCCGAACCAGGCGGCGATGGCGCACCATTTGGCGACGTGGGCCGTGGCTTGCGCGCGGTCTGCGCCCATGGCCACCTGCCGCGCGGCATAGGCGCGGACGCGGGCGAGCTCGGCCAGGGCGACTTCGCTGGGAATGGCGCTAGTCATGCTGCGCACCGTTCATAGTCGGCGTGGAGCGCGGCCAAGTGCAGCAGCGTTTCGGCGTGGCACCAGGCGCTGGTGATTGGGCACCAGCACGCGAGGTCTTTGCCCGCGAGCTGGTGGACATGGGCCAGCACGCGGCAGCGCAAGCGTTCGATCGCGTCGATTTCGGCAGGGGAAAAGCCCATATTCTCAAGCGTGAGTGCGCCGACCCGGCCCGCCAGCCATTCCTTATGCAAGATCACGCTGCGGGCATGGCCCCAGCGATCGACCATGAACGGATTGCCCCACATAGTGGGCCTGCCGACATAGACCGCACCTTCGGGCAGACGGGTGCCCTTGCGGCGGGAGCGTTGCAGGCGTTGGGGTTGAGACATGGCAAGAAGGTTCCCGGCAGGAAGTGAGGGGTTGATCGGGGGCGCGCTTGCGCCCCCGATCCAAGATGGCTCAGCCGTAGCCGGAGCCGTAGCCGGAGCCGTAGCCGGAGCCGTCGCCGGAGCCGTAGCCGGAGCCGTAGCCGGAGCCGTCGCCGTAGCCGTAGCCGGAGCCGGAGCCGGAGCCGTCGCCGTAGCCGTAGCCGTCGCCGTAGCCGTAGCCGGAGCCGTCGCCGGAGCCGGAGCCGTAGCCGGAGCCGTCGCCGGAGCCGTAGCCGGAGCCGTAGCCGGAGCCGACATTATGCCGGGACATGGGTCTGGAACTGCGCGATGTTCTCGGCAGCCTCGGGCGTGCAGGCGATGATTTCGCAGTTTTCGGTGAGGAGCAGATCGACCGGGGCACCGAGCTTGGTGTCCTTGCTGTCAAGCCCGTGGGTGGCAACGTCGCTCAGGGTGATGCCCTGGTTGCCCTTGACCCGCCATCGCCAGAGGCGGCGGCTGCCGGTAAGCTCGCACTGGCGGCCGTCCATGCTCTTGAGCGTGCCGGCATGAACGCCAGCATCGCGGCAGCGCACGATCACGAATTTGCCGATCCATTGACCAGTTGCAGTATCAGCCATAATTAGTCTCCTGTTGGCTGGTGGGAAAAAGGTTCATGACTGCGCCCTTTGCCGGAATGATTCGACGATCAGCGGGTTGAACGAGTGGGCGGGCAGGACGGTGACGACCTTGTGCCCTTCGAGGATCACGCGCTGGCCGGTGCCGAGGCGGACGTAGTGCGCGCCGAAGTCTGCCGCCCAGCGGTTCGGGCGGATCGTGATCCCAGAAGGTTTCGTGGTCTTCGATCATGCGCGGTTCCTGGCGATGGCCATCCGCACAAGATCAACGAACACTTTTTGCTGAAAGGTCACGGTCTTGCCACCTAAGGACCATGCTTCGCGGCGTTTTTCGTCGAACCACCGGGTGGCGCGGTGCTGTTCAAAACCGATCATGCGCGCAGCTCCCAGCCAAATGGCGCGCGGTCACAATGGGCATAGGCTTCGCGCCGGGCGTTTTCCTGTTCGAGGCCTGCTTGCCGCAAGGCGCGGGCATGCGCCTGCGCGGCGGCGGCTTCGGCCATGCGATCGGTGATGGCATAGCGGCCGGCGATGAAGCGCGGGGTGATGCGGGTCACAGCGGGTAAGCTCCCCTTGAAAGGGCGGCGAGGGCCGCGAGCAGGGTGTAACCGGCGATCAGGACGAAGGGCCCCCAGCGCAGGTCTTCGCGGGCCATGGCGCGCAGATCGGCCACGCGCTGGTGGGCCTGTTCGTCGTCGAAACTGGTCTGCAGGATCAAAAGGCTGGCGCCCGGCCCATCCTTCGACACGCTCAGGACGAACGGATCTTGGGGGGACGGCCGGGCGCCAGCAGGTTGCGACGGTGCCTGGCCGGGCTTGGCCAGCGGGTCGAACCGTCGAGGGTCCTTCGACAAGCTCAGGATGAGCGGAGGGGTGGTCATTGACCTGAACCTTTCGGGCAGGCAGCTTGCGTGGAAACCAACAGGGAGTGCATGAAATGCCTGCGACGCTGCGAATCCACCCCGAGGGCGAATTTGAGGTAGGCACTCTGCGCGATAACGATGGCGGGCTGTTCGTGCTGATCGATCTGCCCGACCGGCGCAGCGGTGACCGGGCCGAACTGGTATTCAACCTGGCCACCTTCGTGACCTTTGCCGACTGGGTGGAAATGATAGCCCGCGAGCTGATTGCCGAGGAACAGGCGGGCAAAGCGTAAGGCATTGCCTGGATCATCCAGCGGCATGGGGCGCAGCGCGCCGCGCGGCAGCGGGTTGGGTTCGGTCAGCCGCAAGATTGACAGGCGGCGGTAGCTGGCCGGGCCTTGGGTGGGGGAAGGGGTTTGTTCCATGGCCTATTATTGCGGTGGATTAATCCACCTTGTCAAGTGGGTAAATCCACCTCTTGCGGCAAATGATGGGAAGGCGCACGTTTCCGCCCTTGAAAGGGGAATTCCATGGGCGAATACACGGTGCATCTGGTCGGCGAATCGAACTACCAGGACGCGATCGATGGATTGTGGGAGGGCCAGACAATCCGGTTGGTGCCTGAGCCGAAAAACAAGTACGACAAACGGGCGATCAAGGTGACTAACCTGATCGGCGAAACTGTTGGCTATATCGAACGTGACAGCTGGGTAACGTCAGCAATACTTGACCAGAAGGTCGATGCATTTGCCCGGGTCAAGCATATCATTGGTGGCGGGCGCGGCCAGATGAAAGGCGTGGTGATTAATCTGTGGACCGCCGACGATGCCGAGGCGGCGCGCCGCTTGCCGCCAGTGCGGCCCAAGATTGGCTGCGGTTCACTTGTCGGGATGGTGATTGCGATCGGGCTGGTGGCCCTGTCACCTGCGCTGGACCGGGCGGCGCGTGCCGATGAAGGCTTTGCCCGCGCGCGTGAACGCAACGCCGCCTATTGCCAGTCGATCAAGCAGGGCAGCGCCTGCGCCGAGCGGCAGAACCGCGAGATGGCGCATTTCGTGACGATGATGGCAGGTTTCGCCGTGCCGAAGGCGGCGGTCAAAGGCTGCATGGAGCGCGGCAAGCGGGGTCGGTTCATTGACTGGACCGTGGCAACGCCATGCCTGCGCAAACAGGTGAAGGGCCGCCCGATCAGTGGTTAGCCGCCGAACAATTCGTTGGGGCTGGCGATCCGGTGCAGCCGTGCGACCTGGCTGCGTGGCAGTTTGAAGCGCATGTCCGGATTGAACTGGCGCAAGTGGACCCAGCCCCCGGCGATTCGTTCAAGCTGTTTGACCAGCACGGTAACGATCGTGTCACTGCCGCCGTCGTTCAGCTGCACCACCACGAAATCACCCGGCCCGGGCGGGCGGCGTGGATCGACGATGCCGATTTCGCCCTGGTAAAAGCGCGGTTCCATGCTGCTGCCGTGGTAGTAGATCGCATAGGCATCAGGCGCGTTCCACAGTGCGGGCGGTCGCTCGATCAGGCGGATGGTGTGATCGAGATCCAGCTGCAGGCGTTCGATCTGAGCCTCGCCGCCGTCCGAATCGACCAGCAGGTCGTCGCAATAGCCTGAGCCCAGCACCTTGATCCGGCTGTCCGGATTGCCGCGCCATGCCGGCGAAACGTCGCGAAAGCTGACTTCGCTGGCAGGTTGGGCTGGATCGTCGGTGCGGCCCATCAGGAAATCGGTGGTGGTGCCCAGCGCCTCGGCCATGCGGCGCAGGCGCGGTTCGGCGGGCAGGAAGCCCTTGCGCTCAATATCGGTGATCACGCCGTGGCGGGCACCATCGGTCACTTCCTTCGACAGCCAGTAGCGGGTCTTACCCAAATCGCCGAGCCGGTCATCAATCCGTTTGAGTAGTATTTCTGCGGGTTTTGACATGGTGGAATTATCCACCCTGCCACAAAAGAGGGAAGCGGCGGAATGTCCACTTGACAAAGGGTGGAGTAATCCACCTATAAGGGTCCCGTCAAATCGCGGAGCCATGAATGTCTGACCTGAAGAGCCGATTGATCCGTTGCGCTGAAGCATGGGCGCAGGCCCATGACTGCGGCGTTTCCCGGCTTGGCAAGCGCGTGGCGGGCGATGCCAATTTTTTCGTCCGGCTCGAATCGCCCGATGCCACCTGCAACATTGCCACGCTGGAGAAGTTCGGCCGGTTTCTGGGTGCCGGGGAAAACTGGCCCGCCGGACGGGTGCCCGATGATGTGGTGGCATTCATCCATGTGCTGGGTATCAACATGGAGGCAGCATGACGATCTACTTCGTGACGGCGCGAGAGCTGAATCGCGTCAAGATTGGCTGGTCGGACAACCCGGCGCGCCGGTTCAGCAAGATGCAATCGGATTCGCCAGTGGCGCTCACGTTTGAGCGCCAAATGGATGGCGGCGTGCAGGAAGAATTTGAACTCCACGGCCGATTTACCGAGCACAGGTTGGCCGGGGAATGGTTTTCCCTGAGCCCGGCAATCGAAGCGTTTATGGCACAGTTGGAAGCTGCGCCTGTGCTTGACGTCAAGGGGCGCCCGCTTTCGTGGGCCCCAACGGTCATTGGTGAGTTGCGAAAAGAGCTGAGCCTGTCGCTTGAGGAATTTGCGCAGCGGATTGGCATGAAAAGCAAAGGCCAGGTCAGCATCATTGAGCGCACCGGGCAGTGCAGCCTGCGCGTCGCCGTGGCGATCGAGGAGCTGAGCGGCGGCAGGATTGATGCCGCGGCGCTGAGCGACGATGTGAAGATTGCCCGTCATGGGCTGGGGCATACACCGGAAGGGGCGCAGGATCATGTCTGACGTTTGCACGATCATGCGCGGCGGGTGGTATCGCCCGCTGTTCCGGCTGCACATTGCAGATGGCCCGCGCCCGCGGTTAAAGCAGGCCGCCCGTTCCATGATTGGTGGAGAATAAGCGATGAAAGAGTCTGCAATGGCTGGCGCGGCGGTGGGTTCGGGGCTGGTGGCCAATCCGGGGCTGGCCGAGGAATTGGGCGCGCCGCGGTTTGTCTATTCGATCGAGTGTGTCGGCGCCGATGGTGCGGTCAAATGGGTGGAGGAATTTTCCAACCTGGTGACCACCCAGGGCAAGAACGACATTATCGACAAGTACTTCAAGGGCAGCGCCTATACGGCGGCATGGTTCCTGGGGCTGAAGGGTACCGGCACTGCGGCGGTGGGCGATACGGCGGCCAGCCATGCTGGCTGGGCCGAGGTCAACCCCTATACCGGCAACCGCCCGGCGATCACCTTTGGCACGACCAGCGCGGGATCGAACACTGCCACGGCGGTCAGCTTTTCGATCACCGGCAGCGCGACGGTGGCGGGGGCGTTCATCCAGTCGGTCAATACCGGCACCACCGGGATCCTGTACAGCGCGGGCGATTTTGCCACCTCGCGCAGCGTGGTTTCGGGCGACACCCTGAACGTCACCGTGACGGTTTCGCAGAGCTGATCGCAGACCCGATCGCATGGCCTTTGGATATGTCGGATCGCTGGGGGCGACCCAGAACAAGACGAGCAGCACTGCGGTAACGCACACCACCACCGCCGCCGCCAGCGTCGGCGATCTGGTGGTGGTGCTGGTTGCGAAGGACAGCGCCAGCACCACGGGGCAAAATGCCGAAGTTACCAGCGTTTCGGATAGCGCCGGGAACAGTTATTCAAAGCTGGGCGAGTACACCAGCGCCGGGAGCTCCAGCGCAGGCACCGGCGCAACGATTTCAGTCTGGGCGAAAAAGCTGACGAGCGCGCTGGCGTCGGGCGGCACGATCACTGCCAATTGGACAACGTCGATTGCGGCCAAGGCGATTGCCGTCCACCGCTTCACGATGGGCGCGGGAACGCTTAGCGCAGTTGAATTTACTGCGGTTGGAATCAGTGCGACAGGCCTTGCCTCGGGCACGTTGACCAGCAGGGAGCATCTGTACCTGGTTGGCTATGCCGACGAAGGTTCGGTAACCGGCATTACATCTGGCAATGCACCGTTCGCGGCCCTTGGCGGAACAAACACAACTGGCGGCGGCAGTGCCTCCAACATGTCGGTTAGCGGTGGCTATGCCATTTCGACCGATACCGGACGCAGCAGCAGCGTCAATGCAAGTGGATCGGGTAACGATTCAGCTGCGATTTATGTTGCGGCCTACGAGGTTGCTGGCGGGCCCGCCACCTATAATGATAGTCTGAGCGAAGGTGCCGCCGCGGGCAGCAGTCAGAGCAGCGCGGCGACCTTTGCCGGGAGCCTGAGTGAAAGCGCGGCGGGCGCGGACAGCCTGACCGGCGGGCTGTTGCTGCTGGCCAGTGTGGCCGAAGCGGCTACGCCGGGCGACAGTGCGGCGGCGGTGCCAATCTATGCGACGGCGATGGTTGAAAGTGCTGGCGGCGGCGATGCGCTGGCAAGCCAGGCTACATTTGGTGGGTCGCTGACCGAAAATGTGCTGGCGGCGGACAGCCTGACCTCGGCGGCGACGTTTGCCAGCACGCGGGCGGAAAGCGCCGTGGGGGCGGACAGCCTGACCGGCGGGCTGCTGCTGGTGGCCGCGCTGGCCGAGGCAGCGATGCCGGGGGACAGTGCGGCGCAGGCGCTTACCATGGCCCCGGTGCTGGCCGAAGCGGGAACGCCGGCGGCGGGGCAGGCCAGTGCGGCGACCTTTGGCGGAACGCTGAGCGAAAGCGCGGCGGCGGGGGATAGTGCCGGATCCGGGGCGACCTGGCCGAACGCACTGAGCCAGGCGGCAACACCTGGTGATAGCGCCGCGGCAGCGGTGACGATGGCCACCAGTCTGGCCGAGGCGGCGACGCCTGGCGATGCCGGCGCGGCGGGGCAGGTTCATGCAGCGGCGCTGGGCCTGGCGGCAACGCCAACCATGTCGCTGGACGAAAGCCTGGGCAGCAGTGGCGCAACTTATGACGATAGTCTGACCGAAGTGGTGCAGGCTGACGCCGGGCTGCAAGCGGTTGCCACGATGGAAGCCAGCCTGATCGAGGCGGCCAGTGGTGGCATGACAATGATTTTGCGGCTGCGTGCGCCGACGGTCGCGCGGCCCGGGGCTACCGCATTCGAGCGGCGGCCGCAGATTTCTGGATCGTCGCGCGTGGCGGCAGCTTCGCCTGCCCGGCCAGCGGCGGCGAGTGGCGGGGCTCGGCCCCGTTCGGTTAGTTCAAGGGGACGGTAAGTGGGCCTGACGCTGATCACCCCGGCAAGCGGCACCCTGGTGACGCTGGCCGAGGCAAAGCTGTGGGCGAAGGTCGAGGGTGTCAGCGAGGATTCGCTGGTGCAGGATCTGATCGCCCAGGCCGAGGCCAAGGTGGCCGAGTACACCGGGCTGGCGCTGGGTGAGCAGACCTGGAAGCTGGTGCTGGATGCCTTTTCCGACGCGATCGAGCTGCCGCGCGGGCCGGTGCTGGCGGTGGCGGCGGCAGACTTTACCTATGTGGACAGCGGCGGGGCAAGCCAGCAGGTCGATCCGGCGCTCTATACGCTGGACCTGGTGAGCAGCCCGGCATGGATCGTGCGCGACAGCGATGCCAGTTGGCCCGCCACGCTGGACGCGGTGAACGTGGTTTCGGTGCAATTCACCACCGGGTTCACCGTGGCCACCCTGCCGGCATCGATCAAGCGCGCGGTGCTGACGCTGGTGGCGCGCTGGTATGATGACCGGATCAATTGCGACGTGCCCGCAGGGGTACTCGATGCGCTGGCGCCCTACCGCCAGCTGTGGATTTGCGCGTGATTTTTGAAAGGACCGACCGATGACAATTGCCCTTGAAGTGCTGGCCCGCATTCGCGGGACGTTGACCAGCGCCCCCGATGCCGGCACGGCCAGCGTGACGATCGCCGAAAGCGCCGGGGGCGACCTGGCCAATGGCACCGGGGCCAATCAGGCCAACAACATCCATGTCGATATGTTCAGCATCGCCAGCGGGGGCAGCCTGGATATCGATCTGGCGGGCAGCCTGGTCAATCCGTTGAACGAGCCGGTGGTGTTCACCGCGATCAAGACGATCCTGATCGAGGCCGACCCGGCCAATACCACCAACCTGACGGTTGGCAACGGCGCCAACCCGTTTGTCGGGCCGTTCGGCGCTGGCGCCCACACTCTGAGCATTGTGCCGGGCGGCTTCGCCGTGCTGCACAACCCCAGCGCGGGCGGGTGGGCCGTGGTGGCAGGGACCGGCGACGTGCTGAAGATTGCCAACGCCGCCGGGGCGACCGCCACCGGGCGGATTACCGTGATCGGCGAAAGCTGATGGCGTTCGCCTGTGGCGGAATCGTCGCCGGCGGTACCAATTTTTGCCCTGCGGGCCCCATGCTGCCCGCCGGGCGTTGGCACGGAAGGGCATTCTCGTGGCGCTGATCAAGGTTGGGCGGCTTGACCGCCGGATCGCGCTGCTGCGGCGGGGCCCGCCGGTCGATGACGGGCGGACCCGGGTGCCGGGCGAATTCGGAGTGCTGGCCTGGCGCTGGGCCTCGGTCAAGCCCCGCATGGGCCGCGAGCCGGTGCAGGCCGGGACGCGCGCCGGCGAGGCCATGCAAAGCGTGTGGCTGCGGTTCGACGAAGTGACCCGGACGCTGACCGAGCAGGACGCGGTGGAAATCGACGAACAACGG